CACAATTCACTTGGACGCAAGATTCGCCTTCTGGCCCGTACAAAAACCATGAACTTTCTGAATTGCTGCGTGATGCGGCGATTGCAGAAACCAAGTTCATGCAATTTGTTAAGCCTGAAGCCGGATACGGCAAGAAAAAAGGTGAGTCAATCACCATCACTCGCGTTTCTAACCTTTCTGTTCCTTCAAACGGACGATTGGTTGAGGGACAGCAAATTCCAGAAGATGCACTTCAACTTTCCACGAAGTCGATCACTGTATCTGAATGGGGTCGTGCGGTTCCGTACACTTCTCTTTCTGATGATCTTTCAATGTTCAACATTGAGAACATCGTTCAGAAGGAACTCGTAAAGCAGATGAAGCTGGTTCTTGATAATGCTGCTGCGGCTGCATTCAAGACATCTCTCATCAAGGCTGTTCCAAACGGTATTGCTTCAATCAGCATCACTACCAACGGAACTCCCGGTGCTACCGCAACCTCAAACTTGCGTTATTACCATGTAGAACAAATCCGTGACTACATGTATTCTACTCTTCTCGTACCTCCGTATGAGGCAGATGAATACATTGGGCTGATCTCTACCAAGGCGAAGCGAGGACTTATGTCTGATCCAGCTTGGGAAGATTGGCACAAGTACACCGATCCTTCTGCCAAGTACAATGGCGAAGTCGGTAAAATTGAAAACATCCGTTTTATTGAAATCAATAACTCTGGTGCTTTGAATAACTCTATCGGTTCCGGTGGGGTTCTCGGTGAAGGCGTAATCTTCGGATCTGATGCAGTGGCTATGGCTGTTGCTTTGGACCCTGAGCTTCGCGCTGGTATCCCTCAAGACTTCGGTCGTTCTCAAGCTGTTGCATGGTATGCAATCGCTGATTTCGGCCTCGTTTGGGATACTGCAAACGCCGGGGAAGCAAAAGTAGTTCACATCACAAGTCTGTAAGGAGAACGAACAATGTACGCAATCAATAGATCACCATCACTTCTTCCTTCTAACCTTCAGGCGCTTACCTCTGCCGCTGTGATTCAATCCTTTACCGTTCTGGCTCAATGCCAAGTGGATCAGTTGTTTTTTGCTATTTCCACTAGCATTGTTTCTAGCGGCAATGTGGTTGTCACATTCAAGCGTCGGCCAACCCTCAATTCTTCTTCTGGCGAAGTAACCATTGGCACTCTTTCGATGCCAAACGGTGCTGCTGCTGGCAAGGTGTACTACAAGGCGGTTGCTCCGGTCGTTTGCGCGGCTGGTGAGCAAATTGTAATTGAAGTCACCACCGCTGCTGCTGGAATGAGCGCTGCCGGTAACGGTCAGGGCTTCTTCGATGCAGAGCAAGATCCAGAAACCAATGCCAACAATCCAGACATGGTGTTGTCGGTTTAAGTTGAATTAAAATGGGGGGGCGGTCATACTGTGGCTGCTCCCCTGTTAATAACCAAATAGGAGATAAAAATGGCAGCAATTTCTGGTTTTACCTATCAACTGGTCAGTCAGAGGAAACTTGATTCTTCTCCCGGCCAAAACGAACTTCAGTTTAAAATTACTTACGGAGATGGGACAGATACTTATCCATCCGGAGGAATCCCCCTTGCACTCGGAAGCCTTGGGTTGCGTAATTATTGCGACTCTTTGGTTTTTGCAGGACAAGATGCGCCAGATGGCTATGTCTATAAATTTGACCGCGATAATCTCAAAATGAGGATTTTCCAAGATCCTTCTGGAAGTTCTGCTGGTCAAATGGTGGAATTGACAACAGCGGCTACTCCATCTGGAGAGATGTTTGTAATTGTAAGAGGTGACTAAAATGGAAGATAACGAAAACACACAACCACAAGGCTTTGATTATAGGGTGCATATTACAGACCCAAAAACCGGAAGGCTGATTAAATATCAACCGTATCAAATGGTCATCAAGGATGGACTTACAAGAATTGAGCGTCCCATTGGATCGGGAAACTGGTTTTATCCAAATGGTGAGCCAGTAAAATCAGAGAAGAAGGATAAGGCAAATGAGAGCAAAACCGATTCAACACCTTAATACGGGATACACCGGAACAGGATATAATCCCGTTATCGGATCTCAACAAGGAAGCCAGATTCAACTGTATTCCATGAGGCTGATCAACGAATCTGGTTCTGCTGGTGACTTGGCTGTTCTTCAGACATTGGCCGATGATGCCGTTAATGTTTATACATTTAATGGGACCGCTGTTACGGATGTGACTAGCACCATTCTTGCCGGATCTAACATTTCTCTTTTTACTGCTACGGCAGGAAGCGGAATCGTGATTGAAGCGGCAAAGAAAATCCAAGCCTTCATTGTTAATGTCAGTGTGAACCAATCTGGAGCCAACACCTTTGCGATTCAGTATTCAAATGGATCTGGATTTACAAATGTGCTTCAGACAATGAATGTTCCCACAACATTCAACGGCGCACCAACTGGACGGTTTGTTGTTTTTTTCTCTCCGGGGAATGACTTCGCGCCGGGATGCGGCCTCGCCGGAACTGATAGTAGTCAATATCAGATCAAGTTCAATGCTGTTAGCGCAGGAACAACCTGTTCGATTAACGCATTGAAGGCTGCTATCAGTGTTCAGTATAGCCCATCTGTTGCCAACAACTCGGCTTTGGAGGTTGTGTTTTCAGAGCAATATCCATACATGCTTGAAGGCGGTGAAAGCATTGTTCCGTTCTTTGAAGTTTCGAGCAACAATAACAAGGTAATTGCGTTTTATCAGTATCAGAACTGAGGGTTAAATGGCGAACTACGAGAATACGCAGGATTTGAAAAAAGGCGTACTCTTTCGGTGCGGCGAACTCGATGATGGCACTTCAGAGTATGACTCAAAGGTGCTGGAGTATTTAAACCGAGCGCAACAGGCAATGGTATCGGGGGCGGCTGAACTGGATCTTGATATTGGGGAGCCGTTCCCGTGGGCCTTGAATCAGTACAATAAGATCCTGATTCTTGAGCCAGCAATAACAAATTTAGCCGTGACCTTTACTAACGGGTCTGCCACAGCAACATTATCCGCAACTCCTGTTAGTAATCTTCTGAATTATTGGGTACAGCCAGAGAATAGCTCCGAGACTTATCGGGTTTCGGCACACACTGGAACATCTACAACCATTACGCTTGACAGTGTTTATATTGACACTTCGGCCTCTGGACTTCCGTGTACGATTTTTAAAACAGATTACGAACTCGACACAAATGTCCTTCGTTTAGCCAATCCATTCATTACAAACTACGATGAGGTAATTCTTTATAACTCTGATCCCGGTCAAATTGTTGGCGTAGACCTTTCAGAGTTTATGAGACAATACCCATTGTTTCTGTACCGGGCATCAACTCCGACCGCATTTACACAAGTCTATAAAGATAATGCCATGAAGCCAACCGTTCGGTTTAATTCATGTCCGGTAGAGCGGGTCAGGGTGCAATATAACTATGTGCCCGTTCCTCCCATTTTGACGAATGGGGTGGTTGAAATCCAGACGATTACTCGCAGCTTGGCTCCTACTGCTGGAAGCTATGTTTTAATTTTTAATGGTGTGCCATCTGCTTCGATTGCATGGAACGCAACTGCCGCACAAATTCAAGCGGCAATAAACACCATTCCTAGTCTTGCCCTTGCAACCGTAGCCGGAACCTTGGCGACAAGTTTGGTTATCACCTTCAATGGGTTCTACGGAGATGCGCCATTATTGACAGTGGGGTCTAATACACTTGTCAATGGTGTCACTGCGGTAACATTGACGGTGGCCGAAACCGTTAAGGGCGAACAGAGCATACCAATTATTCCAAGGGACCATCGGGTAACCCTTGAGTATTATGCCGCTTATTATCTTTGCACTGATAAGAACGACTCTCGCGCAACGGAATACAGAGAGCTTACTCGCGCAGGAATGCGAGCCTTGGTCAAGGCTTGGAAACAGGAAAAGATTACAACTAATCCGGACTTTGGTCGGATGATTGCCAGACCTGATCGGACCTACGATTACAGGAGAAACTGGAACTGGTGGTGGTATTAAATGCCATACACGGGACAGATAGCCGAGATTAAGTTTGGTGACTATGGGCTGATGTACGACCTTGCCCAGCAAAATATTCCACAGAACGCATTTATCAGATGCGATAATGTGCAGTTTTATAATGGTCTTGCGGAAAAGGCCGAACAAATCAATCCATGGGTTTTAGGCAATCCATCTTTTTCTTCGCCGAATTTTGTTGGCGAGAAGCCCATTGCGGTTCATCGCTACTATCCTCTTCCGGGCATTGAAAGGCATATCGTTGTTACCGATACAGGGAATGTTTATAAATTCCTTGATCCACTGACGAGGGTATTGGTTACTCCAATTTTAACCGCCCCGGCGAATCTTTCGATCAATGGAACTGCCAACATCGTAGAGGGCGGTAATGAAGATCAGACTCAACCAAAAAAGATTTTTATTTTTAGTGGCAACAGTCCAGTACAGGTTATTGAAGGCGACCTTAATGTTAGGCGAAACATTACAAGTCCTGCTTTGGATTGGGCCACAAGTAGCCCCACAAATGGGTTTGTTTTCCGCAATAGGCTTTGTGCTTATGGTAACTTGAGTGATCCCCACAGGCTATATATTAGTACGGGATTGGATCAGGAAGATTTCGTGGGTACTGGCAACTCTACCATTTCAATCTTCTCGGGAGAACAGGATGGACTTCTCGGGGCCTTTGTCTTTAAAGGCAGAGTGTTCCTTTGGAAAAAGCCGTATGGGGTTTATTACTTGGTGTCTGACGACCCAACTCCTACAAACTGGTATTCCCAAAGAATTTCAAACAATGTTGGCATAGCTTCTTCACGGTCTTATTTTGAGGCTGGAGATGATTTGTTCTTCATGTCTACCGATGGAACCATTGCAAGTTTTACTGCGGCCTTCAGGCTTGGGGACATTTATCAAGCCGATCTATTAGCCCAACTAAAGACAGAATCAATCTTTAGAAACATACTTCGCAAGCAGTTATTAAATCGCAGCTTTGGGAAGTATTTACCCCAAAAGAAGATCGGGCTTTTTGCCTTTTCGAGTTTTACCTCTTCTGACATGAACCCAGATTCATTTGTTTATATCGACTTCAACCAACAGACACCAAGGGTTTCGTGGCATAGATATAAATCTAGCTCATTCACTTGTTGTGCTTTTTTTAGGGATTCTTATGGTGACGATCAATTACTGTTTGGCAAAAACAACTTGGGCGGCTCTCCGACTTCAGAAATGGCTACCACCTCTCCTTACTATTCTAGTTCCGTTCCCTTTCGGCTCCAAACGCCGCACTTAGATCTTGGAAGCCCAAACAATAAGATCTTCGATTTTTTCGAAGTGGACTTCGAATCAAGTTCACCATACCCATTGGCAGTTGATGTATATATTGATTCAAAGTTTAAGCAGACATTTACCTTCCAGCCTTATTATAACGGGGTTTTAGGTGGGCAGATTTTTGGACCTCTAACGCAGCAATACAGCAATCCGGTATTTACTTTGGATGAGAGCTATCTTGATGGCCGTGGAACTAGAGATGCCGCAAATAGAGTGGCCGGACGAGGCAAAACGATTTCATTTGTAATTAGAGATGGTAATGTACTGACACAGGTAGGAACACCTCCAAGCCAGACATTTACTGGTCCTAATCCAGATGATGATTTGGGGTCCGTTTATCCCTATAAGCTAGCAGGAATTAAGGTGTATTATAGGGTTGCAGGGCAAGATGGAAAGAAGCAAACTGAGTAAAAGGATCTAACAATGGCAGGATTATTTTCAAGATTAAAGATTTGGAATCCGGGTGAAGCACTAACAGCAAACGATCTCAATGCCGAGTTTAATCAATTCCTTGCCAATATCGACGCAGTTCATTCCGAGGGGTACTCGGCCAACCTAAACCAGATGCAGACCCAAACGAATCCGGGCGGTTTGGGAACAGAAAATCTCACACAGCCCATTTCGGTTGCGGATGAGATCCAGCGACTTCGGTATGTAATTTCCCGGATTGTGGGCAAAGGCTACTGGTATGAGGGTCCGGCCCAATCGCTAGATTCTATCAATACTGCCGTAGACTCTATTTTTAACCTCACTCCATCAAGGGTGAATACAGGATTAAAGACTGCGTTTTCTGGTTTTCCGACCTATTTGCAAGCCGATGGAGCGGCAGGGGTAAAGCTAAACGCCTCTGTTCCTCAGCCGTTTGCTTGTTCGATTGATAATACGGTATTGAGTTTGACAGCCAATGTTTCTAGCGGCCTTCTTTCGTTTGCTCCATTATCTAATACAGCCACCCTTGCTAGCGTATTCAACGGAGATCAGGCATCTCAGGAGGCCACAGAGTTTACCATTAGCGGTGCTGGCGCATCTATTGTTGCCCTTGTTGGAAAACAGGCAATCTTTCAAATTAACAATGGAACATTTGATGAATACTTTCTTGGTACAGTTCAAAGTTCTACTTTGATTTCTGGCATCCGACGAGGATACTTTAGGAACACCTCAAACGCATCTGTTCCACCAATTACACTGACTACCGGGCATACGATTACTTTATTAAGAACTACTTATGTGTTTCTTAAAAACGACAGTACATTGGCGGTAACTTATAATCCTCCAACCACAAATGGCCCTGCCCCATCATCTCCTTCAACTGGAGATTATTGGTTTGATCGTTCGGCAGACAGATGGAAGGTTTACACTGGTACATTTGTAAACGCTAACGCCATCTTTGTTGGAATGTGCGCTCAAAATGCGAGCCAAACAATTTGTGCAAGATCTGAAAAGTTTTTCCTTGGATATAGCGAAGTAAATGAAATTGATGTTGATTCTGTGTCAACAAATTCAATTCAAAGCACCAAAGACATTCCAACTCAAATTTCTGTCAATGGGGCGGTAATTGACAATAAATTTCAAAGCTGGTTTTGGGATATGACGGTCGATATGTATCCCGGAGAATCAGAAAACTCTAGCACCCATTACTATTTCTATTTGAATGAAAATGGGAACAAATACATTACATCCATTGCTCCCGTGTTCGAGGTTGATCTTAGAGGATTTTATCATCCATTTGAGCGGCTTCGGTGCGTGGCTTCCGCTTTCAACGATGGATCTTCCGCGTTGATCCTGCCCATTTCACAGTATTACGAAAAAACAACCGAGGAACCAAGGTCTGTTCCTGCTGGTACAATTAACGCCTACGGTGGAGTTACCGCACCATCTGGTTACTTGTTGTGTGATGGAGCTAGAGTATCAAGACTTGGATACAGAGATCTTTTTGCTGCAATCGGAACCGCATACGGATCTGGTGATGGTTCTACAAGTTTTAACCTTCCTGATTTCAGAGGACAGTTTCTCCGTGGTACTGCTAGCGTTGCCAATGCTCTTATTACAGGAGTAGTTGGCAATGTCGTTTCATTCTCAGGCGGTCATGGAATTAAGAGATCAGGATTTCCAGTAAGATTTACTGGCTCTGTTCCGACCGGATTAAATACTTCCTCAACATGGTTTACGGTTTATATCAATGATACCGATCTTTCATTTGCAACCACCCACGCAAATGCGGTAGCGACTAGTCCGATTATTCAAGCTCTTAGCAGTATTACCACTGGCGGTACAATGAGCCAATATGCAGATCCAGATGCAGGAACAAGATTGGCTTCTTCAACCGGAGGCAACTCAGGAAACTCCGTTGGATCGTTTCAGGTTGATGTGTTTGAATCACATACCCATACTTACAATAATAAAAACATTCAGAGAACATTCGAAGATGAACCGGGTCCACTGGCTTGGGAAGGAGATACCTTTCCTCAGACTGGTGCTACCGGGGGAACCGAAACAAGACCACAAAACATTGCGGTAAACTTCATTATTAAGGTATAAAAAATGATGCAAGAAAAAATCAATAATAGTGCCGATAAAAAAATCCACGAATTAAAATCAAATGAATTTATTTCGTTTGATGATTACATTGCACATAGAGGAAGATTTGATCGTTACAAATTACAGGGGTTAGGGATTCCTCACGGAATAAAGCAAGAGATTGATGATTGTGTGTTTCCAGTTGGATGCAAATTATGGCGATTAAGCGGATCAGAAATAGATATTAGCGTTTTTGTTTTAAAAGAATTTAATTTAAACACAGCAAACATAAGATCTCAAAAGTATCCAGAATCACAAGAACACTTGCTCGGAAGAAACGCTAGAATTGATTTTTATGCCGATCTTTATGCTTCTGGAGAACAGTTTCCAGCCTTAATCGGATACCAAAAAGGAAACGACATTTATCTGGTTGATGGTAATAGAAGATTTTTAGCAGCAAAAAAAGCAAACATTCAAACGATCAAGGTGTTTGTAGAAGAAATTAATAATTCTAAATTTACAAAAAATAGATCTGAATTTGTTGCCGATGCGGTAAGAAAGGGTATTTCGGTAGATCCAATTATCTTGGATGAAGTTTCAAAACTAAAGTCCGGACAAGAAAGCAGGACACTTTTCAAGTATTCAGAAAAAAGAAGAAACGAATACCCTTCTGTTGGCGATCAACTTGATGCTATTCATAAGTTTTTAAGAAACGACACTTCTGAGCTTCAGGCTATCTGGAATAAAATAGATGGAATCAAAGGAAAATACCCTAAAGAGTAGTTTTGTTTCTGGCGACATTTTATTGTTTAAGGAAATTATCACAAAAGAAACTTGTGAAAAAATCATAGATTCATACTCTAAAAAGTTATTTGAGATGGATATGTCAAATAACGAATACTTTAAAAACAATGAATACAGACCTGAGATTTCATTCCTTGAAATGAGGTCAGAAATTTCAAACATTCTACATGGAAAGTGTAAGGCCATTTTAAATGAGATGGCATCCTTATATGGAAATGTTGGAATTATTGGAAATAGTCCATTTAGATATAACGAATACAAAGAGGGTCGTGGATATAGAAAACACATTGATAGATCAAACAAGGCGGCCCATTTAAAGGATCGAGAAATCTCTGTAATTTTTGGCCTTAACGATGATTATGAGGGAGGCCATTTATTGTTCCACAGGCAAGAAGTAAAGATAACTTTAGGACATGGAGATGTTATTGTATTCCCATCTGGATACACGCATCCGCATGAGGTGACTCCAGTAACCAAGGGAACCAGAAAGACGATTGTGACATGGCTGTCTTAAATCAATTAGATCAAAAAAAGACCGTTACTTCTTTCATCGAAACGCATCTTGTATACGACTCGGTGTGCCAATTATGGGAGATGAATGACTGGCCGAGCATCCCTATTGGAAGCCTTCCTCCCGTGGTTATTGTGGCATCAGAGGAGGACAGTGGAGCGGTTTTGGGGGCGGCCTTTGTGTACCATAGCAACTCCAATCTGGGATGGTTTGAGTGGCTTGTATGCCACAAGGAATGCCGCCGGGAATATCGGTCAAATGTTCTAAATGGGATCATTGGATTTGCTGAGGATTATGCCAAAACTAATGGCATGCTGTTGTTCACCTCAGTTAAAAATGTTAATTTAATAAACAGGTTAGAGTCTCGGAAGTGGAAGAAAACCGATAATGGGATGACTAACTTTATTTTTGGGGGTTAGATATGGCAATCGCAACAACAACGGCTATTATTGCAGGAGCAGCGGCGGCGGCTTCGGTTGGTGGAAACATCATGCAAGCCGAGGCGCAAAAAAAAATTGGTAAGGCGCAAGCTGGTGCGGCTGGAAGAATGAGAGAAGAGGCCCTTGCCTTCGCCGCTCCCACAAGCCAAGAGCTTGAAAATCTTACTAAGCAAGTAAACTTGTATGATCGTATGTACGCTCAATCGAGCGCAATGATTGACCAACTTACAGAGCAGGTTACTAAAATGTATGGTCCTGCAATTATGGAGCAGGGAAAGCAATTATATGGTCAGCTTCGCGGTGAAGCATCTGGCGTTGTAAGGTCTTTTGATAATCAGCGCGGTCGCCAAAGAGAGCAGCTAAGGGCATCTCTTGTTGAAAAACTGGGGCCTGATGCTTTGACCTCATCAGCCGGAGTTAATGCCCTTAATGACTTCGATCAAAAAACATCTGACATGAGAGCCGGGATTGAAGAGACAAGCCTTAATAATGCCGTTCAGCGTATCGGCAACCTGCAACAGGGACAAACCAGTGCTGGATACACCGGGCTTCAAGCCTATAATGGAATGTCCGGTCTTTTAGGGAACATCCAAAAAGGATTTGGAGATATTCAAACAAGACAAGTTAATGCCGCAGTAGGAACCGGAGAGGCAATTATGAGAACTGCCGGATCTGAATATCTCGGAGAAATGGGCTATGGGAAAATGATTAGCGACTTAGGCTCACAAGGAATGAAGTTCGCTGGAATGATGGCGGCTGGTCCTGCCGCTCCTGAAGCCGCGGCCGCAGATCAAACAACTGAACTGGCTGGAGGATTTAGGTCTACCCCCGGAGGAATGGCTGGAATTAGCATGGGACCATCTAGCTATCAAACACCGTGGGAAGCTCCACAAATGTCAACCATGCCAGAACCAACCTTTGGTGACTTTAGCTTTAACAGGTAATTATGAAAACTGGACCAATGTTAATGAAAGACATGATGGCCTCTAAAGCTCCGGGGCAATTTGATTCCTCTGGACTGGCAGAATCTTTGGGAGAAGATGTGCCACAACTTCCATTGACCAAGGTGGGTAAATTCAGGCTTCAACAGTTTCTTCGGCGCAAGTTTGGTGCAGGATGGAGAAACGTATCACAAGCAAAAGGTATTTTAAGCCGTTTTG